GAGAATATTATAATGATAATACTAAACAAATAGTAGAAAACAAGTTTAAAAAAGATATTAATACATTCGGATATAAATTCTGATAAATAATAGTAGCAGTTAATGGAAAGTTAAAATGACTAAAAAACTAGAAGATTTGCTTAATATGGATGATTCCAAAGAAATCATTAAACAAGCCGAACAACAAGAAAAAGAGCAGGCCAAACACGAAATTGCTCACCAAGAAAGTTTTCGTGATATAGCAGAGTTTGATAAAATTGCTAGTGCATTACCTGCTGTCAAAGGTTTGGGCGATAAAGCAGACAGTGAACTAGAAGATATTGCACAACGTGCATTAACTGCCTATGAAGATCTAATGGATTTAGGAATGAATGTTGAATCACGTTATAGTGGTAGAGTTTTTGAAGTTGCTGGTGGGTTGCTCAAAACAAGTTTAGATGCTAAAACTGCAAAGTTAGATAAGAAACTAAAGATGATAGAGCTGCAACTTAAAAAACAAAAAATGGATCAAGATAGTGGGCCTAGTGAAGACGGAATGATTTCCGGTGAAGGCTATGTTGTAACAGATCGCAACAGCCTACTAGAGAGGCTTAAAGGCCTCGATAAGGATAAATAACATATAACGGGAATATGTAAAATGATGACAAGGTTTCAAGAATTATTAAACGAGTCTAAAAAGACATACGAATTTAAAGTTGGTATTGCAGGATCGCTGCCTGACAACTGTGAAGAAAGTATCAAGAGTTGTTTAGAAAAATATAGTGTTGTAGAAATGAGCAAGGGCAAAAGAACCCCAGTTCAGGAAAGACCTTTAGACTTTCCGCAATTAGAAAACACTGAAGTAACATATTTTGATGTTACTCTTAATTACGCAACAACTTCAGATGTATTGCAAGAATATATCGGTGATTGCTGTAATGTTGATCAAGCATATATTATTGTACGTAAGCCTGGCGATATGCAAGAAAAATATCAAGAGATGCCAGAAGATACTACTTATGAAACAAAATTAACAACAGAAGATATGGGCGGCGAGAGCGCACAAGAAAGTGTAGGCGGTAACCGTGTTATGGATCTTTTGAAAGAGCTAGAAGTGGCTCGTAAAGAACGTGAGCACGATCCAAGTGCAGCGGCACCGGAGGCAAACTAAAATGAATATGAAAAAACTACTAGAATCAATGGACAACATTGAATTAGAAGGTGGAATGCCAATGGTACCACCAATGGCACCACAGTCACAAGAAGACAAAGGTAATCCAGTAACAATGAATGTATCAATGAATGCAAGCGGCAAAGATAATGTTGCAGACTTAATTGATATGATGAAAAATGCAGGGCTAAAAGATGCAGAGCCAGTTGGCCCAGCAATGATGCCAATGCGCAGAGATATGGAAAGACTACGTGATATTGTTGATGGTCCAAAAGATATGGACGATTTAAAACCAGGTGTGCAAGATGAACCTTGTGATGCTTGTGGCAAACAACACGTTGGTGCAAGCAGTTGCAATGATGATATTGAAATGGAAGACGAATTAGTTGCAGATGAAGCATATGCTAATGAGCCAGACGAAGAATACAAGTCAATCGACGATGTAATTAATTCAGGCGATGATCTACATAGAACTAAAAAAGCATATGCTGCTACACAAGACGGCGACAATCCAATGGCAGTTGAAGATGAAGTAGACGATACTACATATTCTGTTAAAGGTAAAAGTGCAGAAGCACAAGCAGCATTAGCAGACGCAGCAGGCGACTCGGGCGATATTAGAGAAAAACTTGCAGCAAGATTAAAAGAGCTAATGGCAGATGACGAAGGTGAACACGATCACGAAGATGGCGAAGACTGTCCAGAGTGCGGAGCACCAGGTAAGCAAAAATTAATGGCTTGCAGTAGTTGCGGCTGTAGTTAATAACTATCGTAACATACAACTCAATAGCACCTTCGGGTGCTATTTTTTTGGTTAAATAATAGTATGGCAGCATCATTAGACGGCGTCTTAATTAAAAAGGCGAATAGACAAGAAACCTTTACAGAAGAACAAATTGTAGATTTACAATCCTGTATGGATCCTGACGAAGGCTACTTATATTTTGCACGTAAGTTTGCATTTATACAACATCCTGTACAAGGTAAGTTGTTGTTTGATCCTTATGAGTACCAGTTACGTTTGATGCACAGCTATCACAACTATCGCTTTAATATTAATATGATGCCTAGACAAACAGGTAAAACTACTTGTGCAGCTATATATCTTGCTTGGTATGCAATGTTTAATCCAGATCAAACTATCCTAGTAGCAGCACACAAGTATACAGGCGCACAAGAAATTATGTCACGTATACGTTATGTATACGAAACTTGTCCAGATCATATTAGAGCAGGTGTAACATCATACAACAAGCAATCAATTGAATTTGAAAACGGATCACGTATTGTAGCACAGACTACAACAGGTAATACAGGACGTGGTATGAGTATTTCGTTACTATACTGTGACGAGTTTGCATTTGTTATGCCTAACATTGCAGAAGAGTTTTGGACTTCAATATCACCTACACTAGCAACAGGTGGTCGTGCTATTATTACAAGCACACCAAACTCAGATGAAGATACGTTTGCTACTATTTGGAAACAAGCAGAAGAAAAGTTTGACGCACACGGCAATGAAACTGAATTAGGGTCAAACGGGTTTCACTCATTTATTGCACACTGGAGTGAACATCCTGATCGTGATGATGAATGGAAAGTACAAGAAGTTGGGCGTATTGGTGAGGAAAAGTTCCGTCGTGAGTATGGCTGTGAATTCTTAGTATTTGACGAAACATTAATCAATTCAATTAAACTTGCTTCTATGGACGGATCATCTCCTATACTTAATATGGGTCAAACACGCTGGTACAAGCGTCCTACAGCACAATATACATATTGCATTGCACTTGATCCTAGTATGGGCACAGGCGGCGACAATGCAGCTATACAAGTGTATGAGCTACCGAGCTATGAACAAGTAGCCGAATGGCAACACAATCAAACTGCTATACCTGGTCAAATAAGAGTACTTGCTGATATATGTAAGTACATAGAATCAGAAACCAAAAACCCAACAGGGATTTATTGGAGCGTGGAGAACAATGGATTGGGCGAAGCTGCCCTAATCGTTATAAACGACTTTGGCGAAGAGAACATTCCGGGTTTGTTCGTCAGTGAGCCAATCCGCAAAGGACACGTTCGTAAATTCCGCAAAGGATTTAACACTACACATAGCAGTAAAGTTACTGCGTGTAGCCGATTAAAAACTATGGTCGAAAATGATAAAATGAAAATTCGATCTAAACCATTAATTGGAGAACTAAAAGGATTTATTGCAACAGGATCAAGTTATACTGCTAAGTCGGGATCAAGCGATGATTTAGTTATGTCAACTATTCTTGCATTACGTATGATGGAAGTTTTAAAAGACTGGGATCCAAGAGTATACAGTACCTTTAATCAAGCAGAAGATATGGACGATTACGAAGCGCCAATGCCGATCTTCATTAGCACTAACTATTGATAAATATATATATGCAGAATTTAGACTTAATAGCAGAAGAACTATTCAACAAAATCCGAGGACGCTTTCCGAGTGTTACTATTGGTGATGCTGAAGGCAATGTAACAAACGAACCTAGCCTAGGACGGTACTTTGATTTTAACTTTATAAGTGAAGGCCGCCCAGTAGGAAAAGTTAGTGTAAGTCTAGACAATAAAGCAGTAGCAGTTGTATATGGCGAAGACCTAGTTGCTACTGAAGGCAATTTAATTAAAAACAATTGGTATGACTTTTTAAAGGAATTACGTATGTTTGCAAAAAAACGAACATTAACGTTTGATACCAGAGACATTACCAAATCTAACTTAAATAGTAGAGATTACAAATTTTTAGCAAAAAACCGTGACGGGGACGAATCAATGAAAGAATCAAAATTATATGGCACATCAAAATTAAGTTATCAAAACTTTGATGGAGCACGTTTAATGATAAAACATACTGAAGGCATCAATCAAGAGATAGCTGGAGGCAGAGCAAAGAAAGTTGGATCATTATATATTGAAAGCGCAGAAGGCGAAAGATTTAAATATCCATTCAAGCACTTAACTGGTGCAAGAGCAATGACACGTCACGTTGCAGAAGGCGGTAAACCATTTGATGACTTTGGCAAGCATATTGTTAGTATGTCAGAAGAAATGAGTAAATTACGTAAGTTTAAAACTTATATGGGTCGTTCAGCAGTAATGGCAGAAAGCCTAGCACAGTATGTAGATGTAGTTAAAGAACGTATTGCTACAGTTAAGAAAACACTAGAGTCACTACAACGTCCGTCATACTATAAAGAAACATTTGAAGCATTTGCTCCAGCAGTAATGGAAGACGTGCCAAGTGACGTTGCAGAAAATTGGATTGACCAGTTAACTATTAAACAGTTTAACGAAGAATTATCAGATGTATTCCCTTACATTTACAAATTAGTAAGCGAAGCAACAAAAGCAACAGAACTAGGACCAGACGACTTAGAAGAAGTAGCAGGACCAAAGGATTGTTGGGACGGTTATAAGAAAGACGGTACACAAAAAGGTACTGGCAAGAACAAAGGCAAGCGTGTAAACAAATGCGTACCAGAAGACGCTGAACTAGAACTAGCGTTTGAAAAATCAATGGGCCAGTTTGCAGAAGGTGATGCACAAGACGGCCAAGTAGGAACTATGACACTGTTTGTTACTGATCAAGATGGCGGCGAACACGAAGCAGAAGTTCAAGTTAAAATTGTAAATGGTAAGCCAGAGATTGATCCTAATACATTACCTGGACCAGAAGACCAACTTTATTGGGACGAAGCTGACATTGAACAACAAGCAATGGATGCAATGCGCGATGGCGATATTGAATTTGATGAAGGCGCTGACGAAGACGACGACACAATGGACGTTAAAATTAATGACAAAGGCCAACTAAGCAAAGACGACGGCAATGACGAAAAGGAGCAAAAGACTCCATTAGGCGAGTTCATACTTAGTTACTTTGATCGTGATAACGGCACTTTTCCAAAAGGAGAAACAGCAGTTCTAACAATGATTGAAAAAGATTATGGTGAACAGTTTATTAATCCTGCTAAAGAATTTATTGAACAAATACAAGCAAAGTTTGACGAACACCAAATGCAGGCACAGCCACAGCAAATGGAAGAGCCAAGCACAAGCGAATACGACAGAATACGTGAGTTAGCAGGACTACGCTAACCCACTTATAAGTTTTATTTCTTTTTCTTTAAAAAAGACTTGACAAAGGTTGCAAAACAGTATATAATAATAACTGTGCTGCAAATAATAGGCACGTAAGAAAGTAGCAATGTAGCTACAAAACAAAACATAGGCACTTATAGGAGGCATTAAACTATGGCATCATTAGCAGAAATCCGAGCAAAGCTCAAAGCTCAAGAAGCAGGATCAAACAACCGCTCATCAGGCGGTGACAACAGCATTTACCCATTTTGGAATATTAAAGAAGGCGAGTCGGCAACGATGCGTTTCCTTCCTGATGGCGATGCAGATAACACGTTCTTTTGGAAAGAGCGTTTAGTAATTAAACTACCATTTGCAGGCGTTAAAGGTGATACTGACTCACGTCCAGTACAAGTGCAAGTACCGTGTATGGAAATGTACGGAGAAACTTGTAACATTCTTAACGAAGTACGTGGTTGGTTTAAAGACCCTTCATTAGAAGATATGGGTCGTAAGTATTGGAAAAAGCGTTCGTACATTTTCCAAGGGTTTGTAACAGATAACCCACTATCAGACGATACTACACCTGAGAATCCAGTTCGTAGGTTTATTATTGGTCCACAAATCTTCCAGATCATTAAGCAGGCGCTTATGGATCCAGATATGGAAGAGTTGCCAACAGATTATACTGCTGGTGTAGACTTCCGTCTTAACAAAACATCCAAAGGTGGATACGCAGACTATAGCACAAGTAATTGGGCTCGTAGAGATCGTCCACTAGGTGATGCAGAGATGGCAGCAGTCAATACACACGGCTTGTTTAATCTAAATGACTTCCTACCTAAAAAGCCAGGAGACATTGAACTTAAAGTGATGCAAGAAATGTTTGAAGCGTCAGTAGACGGCGAAGCATTTGATATGGATCGTTGGGGACAATATTTCCGTCCAGCAGGTATGGCACAGCGTACAGGTGATCCGCAAAAAGCGGCCAGCCCGCAAGCAACTGCAACTAGCCAAAGTGCTCCTGCAGAAACAGCGGCTCCAGTCGCCACTCCAGAACCTACACCGGCAGAGCCAGCGGCAGCACCAGCTGCGGCAGGTGGTGATGCAAGCGACATTCTAGCAATGATTAGAAGTCGTCAAGGTTAATAGCAACTGAAAAGGGTTGCATTATTAATTTGCAACCCTTTTTTGTTTAATACAGCTTAATAGGAGAAAAATATGGCTAAATCGTTTGATGTTAGTAAGTTCCGTAAGGACTTAACTAAAAGTATCTCAGGTATGAGTACTGGATTTAACGATCCTACTGATTGGATCAGTACAGGATCATACGCACTAAATTATCTTATCTCAGGAGACTTTCACAAAGGTGTTCCGCTAGGTAAGGTTACTGTGTTTGCAGGTGAATCAGGAGCAGGTAAGAGTTATTTCTGTTCTGGTAATGTTGTAAAACACGCACAGGATCAAGGCATCTTTGTAGTACTAATTGACTCAGAGAACGCACTTGATGAGAGCTGGCTACAAGCTCTACAAGTTGACACTAGCCCAGAGAAACTTCTCAAGTTAAATATGTCAATGATTGATGATGTAGCAAAAACTATCTCAACATTTATTACAGACTACAAAGCTATGGATGAAGAAGATCGTCCTAAAGTATTGTTTGTAGTTGACTCGTTGGGTATGTTGCTAACACCTACTGACGTTGATCAGTTTAACAAGGGTGATATGAAAGGTGATATGGGTCGTAAGCCTAAGGCATTGACTTCACTTGTTCGTAACACAGTTAATATGATTGGCTCGCTTAACGTAGGATTAGTATGTACTAACCACACTTATGCATCACAGGATATGTTTGATCCAGATGATAAGATCAGTGGTGGTTCGGGCTTTATCTATGCATCAAGTATTGTTGTTGCAATGAAAAAGTTAAAACTAAAAGAAGACGAAGCAGGTAATAAGATCTCAGAAGTTATGGGTATTAGAGCTGGTTGTAAAGTAATGAAGACACGCTATGCAAAACCTTTCGAAGGTGTGCAGGTTAAGATTCCTTATGAAACTGGTATGAATCCTTATAGTGGTCTAGTTGAATTGTTTGAGAAGAAGAACTTGTTAGTTAAGCAAGGCAATCGACTCAAGTATATCAACCTAGCTGGAGAAGAAGTTCTTGAATATCGTAAAGCCTGGATGCAAGACGGCAAACTTGATTTGATTATGTCAGAATATAACGAAAAAATGAAGCCTGTGGTAAATACCGCTGAAGCAGATTTAGTTGATGCTGATTTAATTGATGAAAATTTAATCGAGGAATAATTTATGGATGATACACAAATAGTAGATATCTGGACAATGTTTAAAGAACATCTTGACAAGAAGCACGTCGAGACGGCAGCTGAAAGATATGTAGATCTAATGGCAGATCTTGGTGCACCAGACGAAGCCTTTATATCTGCACTAGGTCACGATGCTACTTTAGATATTGCAATTAACTATTATCTAGATCTCGACGAAGATGATAAACTAGACGAAGAACAAGATTGGGATTAAATTATGGGATGGTATAGCGAAGTATCACGAGACATATCTAAAATTCCTAGTGCTGTACAATTCTTTGAAGATGAATTAGTACAAGGACGTCAAGATGTAAAACTTAAAGGCAATGTTGAACGTGCTGCCGCAGAGATGCCAGGTATTGTTGAACAGCGTTTTAATCAGTTACAAGAGATCGAAGCTATACTACACTATCTAAACATTGAGCTACGCAGGTTGCGTAGTTCATATTTTAAGAAATATCCTGAAAATTATCAACGAGCTCTGTCAAGCCGTGACGTTGAAAAATACGTAGACGGTGAGGCAGACGTTGTTGACTATGAAAAGATTATCAACGAGTTTGCACTAATGCGTAACAAGTGGTTAGGTCTACTTAAAGGACTTGATCAAAAGCAATGGCAAATTACTAATGTAGTTAAACTACGTGTAGCTGGTATGGAAGATGCATCGATATAAATGCTAGACTTTTATTGCATTTATAAACAACATAACGATAATTGTAAGTTACTATTAACTAAATGTATTGAATCTGCTAGAGAATTTAATTATAATGTTATACCTTATCCAGGTATATATGGTGATGAAATAGATAGCTTGGCTGCTAAAGAAAACATTTTAGTATGCAAAGATTTACAACATAAGGTAAAGTCTAAAGGAGTAATAGGGTGTTTCTTATCTCACTATCTTCTTTGGAAAAAGTGTGTAGATCTTAATATTCCAATCGGAGTGCTAGAATACGATGCTGCATTCCTAAATGCACTTCCTAATAATATACTTGATTCTTTTGAAGATTATTGTAGTCTTGACATTAATAGACATCTTTATTTTAAAAAAGGTAAAGATTTATATTCAAGTAAGCTAAACAAAACTAATAATATTACAGTTAAGTCGTTAAAAGAATATTTGCCGACAAAGCAAAATACTTTGTTTGAATATGTCAATAACAATCATATCAGCGGTGCTCACGGATATATTATAAAACCGACAGGTGCAAAGAAATTAATAAATTTTACAAAAATGTACGGAATGATGCCTGCAGATATTCATATAAATTTAAAATCGTGTAAGATGTATTATACATCAGAAAGTATAGTACATTTACACTCTGATACTTCTTTTAAGGCAAAATTCTCCCATACAAAAAATAATAGTTAATAGTATATCTTCGTTATCTGTACTTGGAATTAACTGCGTACATAAATATCTATATGAATAGAGTAGTATTAGTAACAGGCGGCTTTGACCCGCTACACAGCGGACACATTGCTTATTTTAAAGAAGCAAAGAAGCTTGGCGACAAACTTATTGTTGGCGTGAATAGTGATGAATGGCTTACACGCAAGAAGGGTAGACCGTTTATGCCCTTTGAAGAACGTGTTGCACTTATAGACGAAATGGAAGTTGTTGATCAAGTAATTGGATTTAATGACGAAGACGATTCAGCTTGTCAAGCAATATTTTATACATTAAGTATACACGGCAACATACAATTAATCTTTGCTAACGGCGGAGATAGAACCAACACAACAACCCCAGAGTATGCTACATATGGTGATCATTCTAATGTAGATTTTGCTTTCGGAGTAGGTGGTGAGAACAAAGCTAACAGTAGTAGTTGGATACTTGACGAGTGGAAAACACAAAAGACAGAGCGTGATTGGGGATACTGGCGTGTGCTAGACGACAGACCTGAGAAAGGTTATAAAGTAAAAGAGCTTGTAATCTATCCAGGCAAAGCACTGAGTGACCAAAAACATTTTAAACGTTCAGAAGAATGGAATGTGCTAGAAGGCATAGTTAAAATGGACACTGAATGGAATAGTATACAAAGTAGTATACTACTGGAACAAAAAAGTAGAACATTTGAAATTGGTAAGGAAGTTTGGCACAAGGCCAGCAATCCTGGAACAGAGAACACTCACATACTAGAAATACAGTGGGGCGAGTGTTATGAAGAAGATATAGAAAGAAGAGATTGATGAAAGTATTTGTAGGATATGACCCTCGAGAAGATATAGCATATCAAGTATGTAAACATAGTATACTTAGACATAGTCCGACCGCACAAGTTATACCACTAAAGCAAACTGATCTTAAACGCCAAGGCTGGTATTCAAGATCTCCGGATAAACTTGCTAGTACTGAGTTTACATTTACTCGATTCTTAGTTCCTGAACTTGCTAACTTTAATGGCTGGGCAGTGTTTATGGATTGTGATATGCTACTTAGAACAGACATTGCAGAGTTGTTTGCACAAGCAGACGATACAAAAGCATTGATGTGTGTACAACACGACTACGCACCTAAAGAAGGTATAAAGATGGACGGGCAAACACAAACAGTTTATCCACGCAAGAATTGGTCTAGTATGATGCTTATCAATTGCGGACATCCTGCTAACAAAAGACTTAACATAGACTTAGTAAATGAGAAAGAACTTAACGGAGCATACTTTCACAGATTTAATTGGTTAGAAGGCAAAGACGAGCTAATTGGTGAGATATCACCTGAATGGAATTGGTTAGTAGGACACTATAAAGAGCCAGAGGATGGCACACCAAAACTATTACATTATACCGAAGGTGGTCCTTGGTTTGAAAACTATCGTAATTGTGAATATAACGAATTGTGGAAACAAGAACTATATGATATGTTTAAGTAAAAATCTTACTGACGAATACATTAACATGTATGCAAAAGGAGCAAAACTTCCTATACATGACTACGACTATAATTATCAAGATAAAAAAGATTCTATATTGATACGAAGTTTAGCCAAGAGAAAAGTTATTTGGGAGTGCCAAAAATCTAACCAAAACTTTTATTACATGGATAGCGGATATGTAGGCAATTATAAGTGTGAAGTAAATCCTATGGGGTGGAAAATGTATCATAGAATTGTTCCTAATGGATTACAACATAATGAAATAGTTGAACGTCCGGACGATCGTTGGCGAAAATTAAAAACTAAAATACATACAAGAAAAAAAGGCGGTAGCCATATTCTATTAGTAACACCTAGTTCAAAGCCGTGCAAATTTTACGGTGTTAAGTTAGAAGAATGGAAAAACGAGACTATTGAAACAATACGCAAGTATACTGATAGGCCTATTGTTATTAGAGAAAAACAACCACGATTTCAAAGATTGCGTAGATCAATTTACCAAGACTTAGACAATGCACATGCACTTGTTACGTATAACAGTATAGCAGCAATTGAAAGTATACTATACGGTATACCTGCTTTTGCACTTGCACCAACAGCAGCAGATCCAGTTGCAAACAAAAATTTATGGAATATAGAAAAGCCAAAGCATCTTAGCAAAGATGAAGTATATGCTTGGGCGTGTCATCTAGCATACGGGCAATTCCATATAGACGAACTTAAAAACGGAACTGCCCACCGTATATTAATGGAGGATAAACATGCCAATTAAATACGCAGTTGTACATCGATCAGACCCTAATAACGTTGGCGATTTAGCTGCTAACCCACTTCAATATTTTTTAAACAAAGACGAATATCGAGTTATAGATATAATGAACTGTAGCCTGGAACAAATTCCTACTGATGTTCCGTTAATAATCGGTGGCGGCGGATTGTTAGGAAACGAAATATTTGGTGATGTTATTGAACAATTATTGCAAGCACCAGACACTGCAAAGGTAATGCAACAATGGACAGACGTATGGAATATTGTACAGCACACTAATGCAAAACCAAGAGACCGATTTATGGCAAAGTTACAGCCATTAGTTCATGACTATCTTAATGAGTTAGACAATACAAGACAACCTCGAATACTATGGGGAGCAGGGCATAATGCAGATGTAGCAAAACGTGTTAAGTCAATAGCATACCCTGGATGGATGAATTATTTTGATATGGTTGGCATACGTGATTATAAACAACCATTTAAGTATGTACCTTGTGCTAGTTGTATGCATCCTGCACTAGCAAAAAAATATCCTATAAGAAACAAAGTAATTTGGTTTGAACATAAGAAACAATTAATTAAAGCAACAAACTTTGGCAGTGATTCAATTCCACGTTTTATTAACAGTGGAGGCAATATGGATCAAACTATAGAGCTGTTAGGAAGTGCTGAAACAATTATTACTAACAGTTACCATGGAGCATATTGGGGAGCATTGTTAGGACGTAAAGTTATTGTTACTGAACCTTGGAGTACTAAATTTTATGGGTTAAAACACAAGCCTTATATATTAACTAAACTTCAAGTATGGAATGATATTATTGACGATGTCGCTACATATCCTCATGCATTAGAAGAATGTGTACAACTTACTAAAAATTATTGGCAAGAGGTACAACAACTATGAACAAAAAAACTGTAGTAGCATATGCAGCCGGAGTTCCTAATGCACACAAATCTCCTCATAAAGTAGAGGTGTTAAAAAGATTTATACAAGGTGTAGTTGCAAATGGAGATAACGGAATATTACATGCTGGAAATAATATATTAGAAAGTGATGTTAATATGATCCAAGGATGGGTACATGCTAACAGTGTTTTAACTTCGCATCTTAAAGTAAGAAAATATGCAGTTGAAGAAGCAAGGTTAAAAGGTAAGCATTCAATAATGTGCGATAGTAATCTTTTTAATTATGACACAGGAAAGTTTCATCCTATGCATTATTCACGCTACAGTATGGACGGAGTGTTTCCTACTACAGGTAATTACTTTAGTGATAATCCGGATCCTAATAGATGGAAGCAAATACAACAAGACCTCGGACTAAGTTTGAAAGACTGGCGGTCAAACGGAGTGCATATTTTAATTTGTACACAACGTAATGGCGGCTGGAGTATGTCTGGACTACCGGTTGTAGACTGGTTAGATAAAACTATAAAACAACTACGTAAATTTACTGATAGGCCTATAATTGTTAGAGGCCACCCAGGCGACAAACATGCTGTAAAATATTTAAATAAGAAAAAATATAATGTAAGTGTTAATCCAAAAATTGTCCAAGATTTTCAAAATGCTTGGGCTACAATTACATATAATAGTAGTCCTGGTGTAGCAAGTGCTATTGAAGGTATTCCGTTATTTGTAACTGATCCAACCCCGCAAATTAGTCAAGCGTTTCCTGTAGCAAATACAGACTTATCACAAATTGAAACACCAGATGTATTTGAAAGGCAACAGTGGATCGAAAAACTAGCAATGAGTCATTGGAAGTTTCAAGAGCTTACTGACGGAAGTGCTTGGGCACATATGAGAGATTATGTATGATTAGTATGGTAGGATTTCCGGCACCAGCAAGCAAATTATATTTTGGCTGGGCAGGTGGCATTGAAAGATGTGGTGACAAGTTTACTACAGTTGACGACCTCAAACACTATGATGTAAAACGTGCTGATTGTTTCTACCAAACTAATGAACTAAAGCCTAAATTTTTACACGGCGGACGAGAAGAATGGCATGGAAAATACATGTTACATATACGCAACAGTAATAAGCCTTATATAGTAAGTGAAAGCGAACCATTTAGAGAACACAAAGGTTGGTTACGGTTTGGCTGGAATAGTTATCGTTGGAATGATGCAAATTGGAATAATGATAATGTAGGTCCCGAGCGTTGGAATAAATTTCAAGAAGCAACTAACATTAAATTTACCGACTGGCACAGTCCAGGTGATCACATTCTTATAATGGGTCAAAAAGAAGGCGATAGTAGTCTAGTTAAAATTTACGAGCAAGGATACGAAAGCATATACAATTGGATAGTAGATCAAATTATTACTATAAGACAATACACTGATAGAAAAATTATAATCCGTCCTCACCCACGAAACCTTGATAGAGGTGTTAAGATTACAACAAGGATATTAGATAAACTTGATGTACCAAATGTTGAGATTAGTACAAATTTAACAAGAGGCGGATCGCAAGGCGGTGAAGGATTAGATGCTGATCTAGCAAACTGTCATTGTGTAGTAACTTACAATAGCCTAAGTGGTGTTGAAGCAGTTGTAAAAGGAATTCCAGTATTTGCATTAGATGGCGGCAGTATGGTACATCCAGTAGCACATCATCATTTAAAAGATATTGAAAATATTAATTATGATATTGATCTACAAGATTGGAAAAATAAAATTGCATACAGTATGTGGAATAAGAAAGATGTTCAAACAGGAGAATGTTGGACACACCTCAAAGGAGTTTATTTCAAATGACATACTACAGTCAAATAGGACAAGACAAGTATTATATTGAAGAAATTGCTAAACACAGACGTAGTGGAGTATTTTTAGATATAGGTGCTAATGACGGATTGTTTGGCAGTAACACAGCAACACTAGAATTAGATTACGGTTGGACTGGATTATGTATAGAAGCAAATCCAAAATTAATACAACCACTAACTAATAATAGACCTAATAGTACTATTGTACACAAAGCAGTATGGATTGGCCCTGGTGAAGTAGACATTGAAGTTCCATTACATTTTAAGAAAAAAGATCCTGCAAATCAATTAGGGCGTATCGCAAGTCTCGAAGGCAACACTAAGTCCTTTAAGAAATTTTTTGACAAAGGCATTGAAACATTTAAGGTTCAATCAGACACTGCAACAAACATAATTAATAACACACTCGGAGTACCTATTGTAATAGATTACATGAGCTTAGATATAGAAGGTGCTGAAATAGAAGCACTACAGTCTATAAACTTTGATTTAATTGATATACGTTTTATGACTATTGAACATGGAAATCGAAAAGGTATGAAAAACGTTTTTGATGATTATCTTAAACAGTTTGGATACAAAGTACACAGAGTAAATGAATGGGATATTGAATTTACAAAATGAGTATACTTGAAGAAAAATTTTATAAATTAACAAAACGCTGTCACAAGTTTATACATTACTTTGAGTTGTATGAAAAACATTTTGAAAAGTATGTTGGCAAAAGTCCACGTATATTAGAAATTGGTGTGTTTGGTGGCGGCAGTTTAGAGTTATGGAAAGAATATTTTGGACCAGGTACTACAGTTGTAGGAGTAGATAAAAATCCACAATGTAAAAAATACGAAGAAGAAGATATAGAAATTATTATTGATGATCAAACTAATAAAGAACTTTGGTTTGATATGCCATCAGAAAACTTTGATATTATAATAGATGATGGTAGTCATATATGTAGTCACCAGATTACTACATTAGAAATGACTTATAGATTAATAAAAGAAGGTGGTACCTACTGGTGCGAAGATGTCCATACTAGTTACTATGAAGCATTTGGTGGAGGCTTATATTCACCTACTTCATTTATTAGTTTTACAAAATCAATAATTGATGTAATAAATGATTATCACACAAAGCGGATTTATAAAACCGGTGAAAACCCATTGAATAAACTTGATCCAGACTTTGTTAACATATTTGACGACATACAAGGAATACACTTTTATGATAGTGTAGTTGTTATTGACAAAGGAAAAAGACCTACAATAAAGGATGTAATAGTAAACAATGCAAATAAAAAAAATTAAAATAGGCGATCTTCCTGTTCTTATAATAGATAATTTCTTTAACAACAATGAAAGAAATTTAGTATGGAACGAACTTGCATTTTTATCTGACAAGATGCAAGGTCCTGAAAATACATATTCTGCAAACGAGTTAAACGATCCTAATAAGCCAATTCTTAAAAAAAACAAAGGCGTGTTTATTCCGCAAGTTTTAAATCCTCAGTATAGCATTATTATGAAAGCACATACTAAGTTATTCAATCCTGAATTTAAAAATATGCTTATAAAGGAAAGTAATTATTTTCAGTATCTGTTATCAGACTTTGAATACGATATACTATTAAGTAGATACAACGACGGAGATCATTATAAACCACATGCTGACACAGTATTAATGTCTTGCATTACATGGATGTATAAAGAACCTAAAATGTTTACTGGAGGTGATTTTATTATTGAATCACAAGGCGAAGAACATAGAATACAATTACAAAACAACAGAACTGTATTATTTCCTAGTTGTTTGCTTCATGCTGTTGAGCCAGTAAATATGAAATCAAACGAAACGTTAGACGGAAGATTTTCTATATCAGCATTTATAAGTCCAAGGAAGAATAACAGTGAATAGTTGGGATTGTTTCGATACGCTAATAGCAAGATTATATTTTCATCCAAAGACTGTGTTTGATGAGGTCGGACGTAGAATAGGTGATCCTGATTTTAGGACAAAGCGTGTACATGCTGAAAAGGCAAGTAACAAAACATACGAAGACATATATGCAAGACTGCCTGGCATTGATCCTCAAATAGAATTAGATGTTGAACTAGAACATAACTTTGCTATTAATGAAAATATTATACAAGTTAAAGACGGCGATTTGATATTAAGTGATATGTATTTGCCAGCAGACTTTATTATGAAAATGTTACGCAATGTGGGAATGGGCAGAGATGTTGATATTATTGTTACCCCTAACGGCAAGAAAAAAGGTTGGATATGGGACGAAGTAAAATCAAAATATAATATAGAAAATCATTACGGCGACAACATGAAAAGTGATGTGTTGTCTGCAAAAGCTAACGGAGTCAATGGCATACACTACAACAGACATGAACTTAACGATATTGAACGTATGGTGTACAAACATGATAAACAGTTAGCATTATGGATGCGCTGCACAAGACTACAATGTCCTTTTAATGATGAACGACATATCCGGTTTTGGAACGATCAAGCAAATATTAATTTACCTGTACTAGCACTAGCAACACTAGAGTTACCTAATACACCAATTGCATTTTCGTATAGAGATTGCTATAACTGGCAAAAGATATATGAAGCAATGACCGGAAAACAAGGATACAGATTAGATGTAAGTCGCAAAATGTATCTTGATCCTAATGATTATTTTAAAAACTATATGAAGTTTGTAAAAGAAATAGGTGCTACTATTGTAGACATGCAGGGAAAAGGACGTAGCATACTAAGTTTTTACGAAGGCAAACCACCTAGTACATTATACATAGGAGGTAAAACACCTGACTATATTACACAGCTAGTACAATACAATACTAAAAGTATGGAAAAACATAACTGCTATGAAGAAGGCCCTGTTGTTGATTTCAATGAACATGGAGCAGTTAGAGGAGTTAATGATCATCCTAGTGACGTTGCAGACATACACAAAAAAGCTGGACAAGCTGCTACACGATATATTAGTAAATTTAAATTTAAAAGAAATAAAGAATTACTATTAGAACTTGTAAAAATGTATGATACTAAAAACTTTACAAATAAAAATGTAAGTTGGGCAAAGTATAACTAAGCCAACACCGTAAGTAACATATTTTCCCAGTTAACTATTAATGCTGTGAGGCCACCTTTAAGACGCAACTTATGTAATCGCTTGTGCAACTTATGACTATCGGCTACTCCGTCTATACAAGCCTTTTCAAAATCAATTAAAAATAAATGTCCGTCATCTCGTACTAAAAGATTTCCAACGTTTGCATCTAAATGCATAACTCCACTTCTATGCAGATCCTGTGCTATTTGATTTAATTGTTCGTGCATGTTTGGAATAATTATTTTTTTATTATCCCATTGTAATTGTTGTACACTCAGTCCGCCATATTCAATATCAATAGTCCAATTTTTTACATCTTTAGATATTAAATTAGGTACATGGTTACTAAATGCTAATCTGCGATAACAGTCAACTTCTCTAGTAAATGCTGCAAAGCCGGGTAATTGTTTTTTATAAGTGTGCATATAACTATTTATTGCTAAATATTATTATGGCAAAACATTATAGCAAATTTACAAACGATTATACAAAAATTTATTACAAAGGCGAATTACTTTCTGCAGGACTTGAAAATTATTCAAGAGATCCTTTAGAACGCATTAACGTAATACCAATCAACTTTGAAGGCAAGACTGTACTTGACTTAGGTTGTAACTGCGGTGGAACATTATTTGCAGTAGCAGATAAAATCAAACAAGGTCACGGTAACGACATTAACCCAGATGCAATACGTTATGCTAATGACGTAGCTGAAAAACATAAGATACATAATGTAAGATTTTCAGTAGCTGATCTTTCAAAATGGAAAGAATATGATTTACCAAAAACTGATGTTGTATTTGCACTAGCAATAGCTAAATGGGTTCAACCTTGGAGAGATATAATTACATATCTTAATCCAACAGAGCTAGTGTTTGAAACACATGGTAAACGTAATATGCAACCAGAGCAAATTGCTTGGTTGAAAGATAATTATTCGCATGTAGAATTATTATTAGAAGGTTACGAAAAAGGCAAACGTAAATTATTTTATTGTTCTAAATAATTAACGCCAATAATCTTCAGTACGGTTAACCATTATATCCGAGCGTTGACTTTTACCAGTAACTTTTCTATTACCTTTCATATGATCAATCCATTTACCTAATATAGTATTAATAAGTGGATGCCCGCCACCACCTGACTTTGCTTCTTTAAGATACATTTCTGCACTATAGTCTAGCACGTTGTTGTCAATTGGACGCAACTGGGTTAGTATATGACCAAACACAAAACTATCATGCCATTCAACTAATTCAAAAATACCGTTGTCTGGGTCTTCGTAAAATCTTTCAAATTCTTTTAAGAACTGTACACACATAGGATGTTTTAAGTTCATTCCGTAGAAGCCACACTCGGGCCACGTCTGTGATCCTTTACCTCTACCTACATATGTTATCCATTTATCTTCAGGTAATAATTTTGCAAAGTCTTTATGCTTCCACGGACTATGCACAAACGTATCTGCATCCATCCATACACACCAGTCCTTAGAGCGCTCGCAAGCGTCAAACACAGCATATACTTTGTTAGCGAAGCGTACAGCGTCCCACTTAAATGCTTTGTTCCAATCTTTACGCCCACGTCTTGCAGGGTGCGCACTAATGTCTCCATTGGCATGCGGTACTGATCCCCACTTTGCTTTAAACTCATTTAGTTTAGGAAGTGCTTCAAAAGAATCAAAAACTGTTATATTCTTGCATTCAGGATCTATTACAGGAGTACAATTTTCAGCATACACTAATAACTTTATTTTTGTTTCTACATTTTGTGAAAACGAATCTAAAAATCTTTGTCCATATAAATCTAATCCAGCTTGATGAAACGTTGTAACCACAGTTATGTCTGACATGTTGTATTCCTTGTAAATATATTATATGAAAGTATTTAACAATGAAATTTAACTTGAGGAGACAATTTGGTGCACTTAATTCTAGCCCTGTTTTTGACGCCTTTCACGCTGGTGCTGTGGCTCTTGGTCATGACGTTGTTACTAATAGCAACGATGGGATCGATGTTATTTGGAGTGTACTTTGGCACGGTCGTATGGCTGGAAACCAAGCTATATGGCAACAAAACGTCCAACAAGGTAAGCCAACAGTAGTATTAGAAGTTGGCGGTATAAAACGAGGAACAACATGGAAGGTAGGATTAAATGGTATCAATCGTGATGGGGATTATTTGCCTAGTGGCAATGATAGTACTCGCGCAGGCCTTTTGGGATTAGACTTAAAGCCTTGGAGAACTAAGGGCAAGTTTATTCTAATATGTGGACAACATGATAAGAGTTTGCAATGGCAAAACATGCCAAGAATGAGCAACTGGTTATTAGACACTATAAAAACTATACAAAAACATACTGATAGATCTATTGTATTTCGTCCACATCCTCGATGTCCATTACCAGATATTGAAAGAGAATTTAAAAACGTTTATCGTCAAGTTCCAAACAAACTAGCAGGAACGTATGACGACTTTGATATGAAGTTTGATAATATACACGCTACTGTAAGCTATAGTAGCAATCCGGGTATACATAGTATCATAAATGGTGTTCCGGCGTTTGTAGGTACCAGCTCGTTAGCGTATGATGTTGGTAATGACATAGACTTCTTAGAAGATATTGAAGAGCCGCACATGGGTGCTAGACAACACTGGCTTAATGACTATGCACACACTGAATGGACAGTTGAAGAAATTTCTCAAGGATTGCCACTTAAACTCTTGACATCTAAACTTTAATCTGTTATAATACTTGTATGTTTAATAAGAATCTAACCATAGAAGATTTCGTTGAGGTATTAGTTGGATACCAAGAGCACAATTGTGAGCATAAATTTGTTATACAAAAATCAGATTTTAATCTACTTACAAGTTTAGGTAGACAAACATTAAGACAGATTCCGTACACTGATAGACAATACGCTCTTGTTAAAGATAAATTACTAGCATATGTTGATCAGTTTGAAAGTAACGGATTTACAGATATACAATCAAACTTTAAAAATTTACGTATGCCACTTCGCGAAATTGACCGAAGTCGATGGATTAGATTTGAAACAACTAGTAATGGCGATATGATTGCTGTTAGATTTACTTTTCAAAAGAAACTAATTAGTGCATTACAAAAACTTGCTAATTCAGATCATTATGACAAATTAAAAAAGACACATTACTTTACATATAACGAGATAAACTTACATAGCATCATATCTGCATTAGCAGATAAAGGATTTGAAGTACAACCAGAATTACAAGAAAAATATGAAATATTAGAAATGATGAATAAAAATAAAAAAGACTACATACCCGGAATATACAGTTTAAGTTTAAAAAATTTAAATGAAAAAGCAATTAACTATATGGTATCAACTATTGGAGATGAACCTAATATTTCTAATCTTGCAAAGTACAGAGATCGAGAATCGTTATTTGGTATAAAACATTTTGACCAGCCAGATTTAGATAACAGTATTAATATGTATACAACACTAAGCCAAAAAATAATTAGACGTACTAACTCAAAAGTATTAATTGATCCAACAGAATATCCATTTGACAGAGTTGCTGAATCATTACTTGAACTTAGTCGTTATCCTATACTTGTAGTATTAAATGATCAAAACGATTTTGATAACTTAACTAAAGTATATCAAAGTTTTAGAAATATTTTTAACGGTGATGATTTTTGTACACTATATAGAAAAGACAACACTACTCCTGACAACATTGCATTTAATAATTATATTAAAGAAAATAAATTAAATAATTCTCTTGCATTATCTTCAAAGGTAGTGTATACTAGTATAAACAAAATGAGTAAAGTTCTATTACAATCAAAATGGAAACCTCAATGTGCATTGTTTATGGGAAGTATAAGATCAAATACTATTGATCCTTATATTAACGAACTAGACTTAGTTATACACTATGATGTAGAGTCTAGTCAGTTTGTAAGATTTAGACATGGTGGAATAGAAAGAATATAATGGCAAGTTGTAAACTAATTATCGAGGATGAAGTAAACATTAAGATCGAAGGTCTTGATGTAGATGTGCGTCGAAAATTAGCCAATGCTCTTAAGTTTGAAGTACCATATGCACGATATATGCCACAGTATAAACTAGGACGCTGGGATGGTAAAGTAGCATTCTTTGGCATTGGCGGTACAGGTTATGTTAATCATCTTGACATTGTACAAGAAGTACTTGCTAAGAACAGAGTACAGATTGTTGATATTGATGACAGGCGACATCCAATACAATTAAATTTTACACCAGTTACAGAAAACTATTGGAAAGATCAAGGAGTTAAGTGGCCACAAGGTCATCCAGCAGAAGGCGAAGATATTATTCTACGTGACTATCAAGTAGAAGCAATTAATAACTTTTTAAATAATCCACAGAGCTTGCAACAGATTGCTACTGGTGCAGGTAAAACAATTACGACAGCAACGCTGTCACATATAGCTGAGCCATACGGTAGGTCACTTGTGATTGTTCCTAACAAGTCGTTAGTAGAACAAACAGAAGAGGACTATATTAACTGTGGGCTCGACGTAGGGGTATACTTTGGAGACAGGAAACAACTAGGTAAGACTCACACTATATGCACTTGGCAAAGTTTAAATATTCTTGACAAGAAGCACAAGGACGGCAGCGCAGTATTATCGCTTGCTGAATTCCTTGAAGGTGTGAGCACTATTATTGTTGATGAAGTACACCAAGCCAAAGCAGAAGTTCTTAAGAACTTACTCACTCGCAACCTACGTAACGCTCCAATACGTTGGGGACTAACTGGTACAGTACCTAAAGAGAAGTTTGAGTTTGAAAGTATTCACGCTAGTTTAGGTCCAGTGATTG